ATAATATTTCAAAAAATAAAAATGAAAATCTATTTGATTTTTATGATAATATAGTTTCATTAGGCAACATTCATAATCGTAATATAGATGAAAAAATAACATTGGCAATGTATATTTCAATAGAAAAGTCAGCAGGTAGAATAATTAAAGAACAAAATAAAAAGTAATGAGTGAATTTATAGAATTTTTATCGCCACAGGCACTTAATCAATTAAAACAAGCTCAAACAATAATTGATGCTCTTGCCGTTAAAATTAGAAATATAAATAATTTTAAACCGCCAACTACACCAAGCGGAACAGAAGCATCTATTCAAAAAATTACTGCTCAATATGAAAAACAAGCTCAAGCATTAGCAAGAATAAATGAACTTCAAAAAATATCAAATCAAAGATTATCACAAGTAGGCGCAACTTCTCAAGGCATGTTTGCAAAAATGAGTAGTGGTTTAAAATCTGTTATTCAATTATTTGGTATTTTTTCTGCATCTTTTTTAACTTACAGAGCAATAATGAGTTCAATTAGAATTGGAGATAAATTATCTGATGATTTAGCACAATTATCAATTTATCTTAAAAATTCTAAAGAAGCAGCAGATCAGGTATTTGAAAGTTTAAAGCGTATTAAAACTCGTACATCATTAAGTGATTTATTAGGATTAGCTCAAATTGTAGCTAAAAAAGGTGTTGCTCAAAGTGAAATTGCTGGTATTACAGCAGAATTGGATAAATTATTTTTAGTTTTAGGTGAAGGATTAGGTGGAAAAGAAGAAGCTACTGCAAGTATAGTAAAACTAATATCCATTTTTAATACTGATGGCGAAATAACAGCAGGAAGAATTAAAGATGTTGGAGCATCTTTGCAATATTTAACAACAAGTGGTGTAGCAACAGGAGATTACTTAATTCGTTTTACAGAAAGACTTGGTGCTGTTCGTTCATTAACAGGACAAACAATGCCTGAAATATTAGGATTAGGAGCAGGATTTGAGCAATTAGGAATTAAAGCAGAGGTTTCTGCAAATTCAACAGGACAAATTATAGCAAAATTACTTACTGATTTGCCTAAATATGCTAAAATGGCAAACATTCCATTAGAAGAATTTAAAAATTTAATGGAAACAAATTCTACTGAAGGTCTTATTAGATTTGCAGAAGGAATACAAAAAAATTCTAAATCACAAGAAGAATTTGCACTAAAATTAAAAGGTGCGCATTTACAAGGTGTTCGTGTTAAATCTGTATTAGCTGAAATAGCGATTAATGGAGATTTATTAAGACAAAAAGTTAAAGGATCAACTAAAGCTATTGAAGAAATTGATAAAGCCTTTGAATCATCTTCTTTGAAACAAGAAACTTTTGCAGCTACTTTAGATAATATTAAAAAGAAATTTGAAGAAATAATAGCATCTAAAGGGGCGCAAGATATGTTTAGTAATATTGCAGTTGCAATCTATACATTAGTTGCTGCAATAGCATCTATTCCTTTTGGTGTTGTTTTAGGTGGATTAGCTGCTTGGACTACATATAAATTATTATTAAATAAAGCTATAATTGCAAATTCAATAGCACAAAGTTATAATAATTTAATTACTGCAAAAAAAATTTTATTGGGAGAAATATCTATTGCTACTCTTGCTCAATCAACTATCGCAGAAGAAGCTAATATTATTTCTATATATGAAAAAATTGCTGTTGAAGAAGCTGCAATATTAGTTGCAGAACAATATATTATTGCAAATGGATCTTTAACCGCATCAGAAGAAGCAGTATTATTAGCAAGAAGGCAAAATATAATTGCTTTACAAGGTCAATTAGTTGCAAGTGAAGCTGTTATTGCTTCAAATAAAGCCTTAACAACATCAATGATAGCTACAGGTTGGGGAGCAATAGCTGTTGCAATAGGATTAGTAGTTTACTGGTTATATGAAATGGCAAAAGCAGAATCTGAGGTTGAAAAAAATGCAAGAAAATTAAAAGAAACACAAGAAAATAATTCAGGTGTTTTATCAAAAGCAAATGATAGAACACAAAAATTATTAGATGATAAAATTAAAATGCATGAAGATGAAACAAGAAAAAGAATTTATAACGAAAAATTAACATCAGAAGAAGTTTTAAAAATTAATAAAGATTTTGAAATAAAACTTTTAAAAAATATTGTTTCTCAATATAATGAAAGAGCAAAAAGATATGAAGAAAATAAAAAGTTATTATTAACACCTATAAATATTCCAAGAGAACAATACAATAGATATGGAGATGTAGTTAATCAAAATAAAGTAGATGCTGCCAAATTAGCTGAAAATCAAAGAAAATTAAATATAGAAACACAAAGGCAAAATTATGACAACGCAATTAAACAAGCAAAAAAATATCAATATGTATTAAATAAATTATTATATGAACCAGTTAATACTATTGATGGAACAGATGAAGAAAATAAAGCTAAAAAAGAAAGATTAGCATTAAATTTTAAAGAAGTTGAAAGTGAATATAATCTTAAATTAGCAATATTAGAAAGAAGAAAAGCAGAAAATTCAGATACTGAAGAAAAGTCTTATCAGGAAAGATTAAAAATGAGATTGGCATATAGCCAAGCAAGTATAGAAATTATTGATACTCAATTAAAAAAAGAATTAAAGGCTAATGAATTTAAAAGAGATGAAGATTTTGATAAAAATAATTTAGCTTTAAAAAATAAAGAAATCACTTTAAAAGAACATGAGGTTAATAAACAAGATATTTTAAAAACTTTTAATAATAAAAATTTAACAGCTGCTGAAAAAGCAAGTCAAGCTATTAATGCTAATCAACTTTCTGATTTAGAATTTTGGAAAAAAATACAATATAAAAAAGAAGATGAAAATATTAAATTAAATAAATTAATTCATGAAGGCGAAATTGCTAAATATAAAGCAATAGTTGATAATGAAAACAATACTTTAATAGTTAGAGAAGCTGCTTTTCAAAAATATATTGAATTAGAAAAAGATTTATTAAAAGCTCAAATGCAATCTGATTTAGCAAGAGCTTATACAAGAGGTGCATCACAAGATGAATTAGATGCAATAGTTAAAAGTTATCAAAATGCTATTGATGCTATTGGAAGAATTAAAAGTCCTAAAATATTAGCTCTTGAGGAAATAGAAAAACAAATGAAAGGATTTGTAGATAGCTTTGGTTCTAAAGCAGGATTATCAACAGTCTTTAATTTATTACAGGATGGCTTAGATAAATACGGTGATAACTGGAAAGCTAAAACTGTAATGATAATGGAAGCTGTGCAAGAAATGTATAACTTTATATCACAAGCATCACAAGAAAATTTTGATGCTGAATATGAGAGACTTGAACAACAAAAAAATATTTCATTAGCATTTGCTGGAGATAGCGCATCAGCAAGAGCAGAAATAGAAAGACAATATGAAGAAAAACGTAAACAAATAGCAAGGAGAGAAGCTAAAGCAAAAAAAGAACAAGCAATTATGAATATTGCTATTGATACAGCTCAAGCTATTATGGCTTTATGGGTTAAGCCAGGATTTCCTGCGGCAGTACCTTTAGCTATTGCAGTAGGAGCATTAGGTGCTGCACAAATAGCTATGGTTGCATCACAACAAATACCACAATATTGGAAAGGTACAGATAATGCAGAAGGCGGTTTAGCATGGACACAAGAAAAAGGTCGTGAGATTATTACAGATAGTCAAGGTAGAGTTAAATCATTAGGTAGCGATAAAGGAGCTGAGCTTACAATGCTATCTAAAGGAGATAAAGTATTTACTGCTGAAAAGTCTGCTATGATGTTTGATAATAGTTTAAATAGTATGCTATTGAATAATGGTATAGTTATGCCTAAAGTAGAAGTATCTATGGACACTCAAATATTAGGAAGCAAGTTAGATAAACTATCAGATACAATAGCATCCAAAGAAAGTTTTTCAATAGTTAGAGATGCTAAAGGCGAAAGAATATACCAACGTAAACAAAACGAACGTAAAGAATTATTAAATAACATTTTAAATGTAAAAACTTATGGGGTTTAAGCACAAATTGAACTTCTTATCTTTACCAAGTGTTGGTACTATTGAAATAGCAGAACCTATTGGATTTGATGGAGCTTCTTATAAAGTAAAACAAGACGATAAACGTTTTGGTAGAGATATTATAATTGCCAATGAAGATACTGAACTTACATTTACAAGAGATTATTTTGAGCAAATACAAATAACACAAATATTACCAAGCGGTGAAGTGTTTAATTATGCAAGTCAAGGATTTGATTACTTATTAGATATATTTCAAAACGATGGTTGGGAAGGTAAAGTAGAATATATAATTGAAAAAGATGATGTTAGTTTTACAACAGGTATATTTAGCTACTATACTTCTATTGTAGAATTTGACAATATAAAAGTAAAGATAATTCAAAACACTAATCGTGAAGTGTTAAAACGATTAGAAGATACTGATATTGATGCTTTTAATAATAAGTCGTTAGATGGTAGAGATATTACTCCTTGTGAAACTACTAATATACTTTTAAAAGCAAAGCCGATAATTGAAAGTAGTCAATGGATAAATGAAACAAAAATTTATAGTTTTAGTGGAGCTGGAAATGGTTTTAATCCTTTTAGACAAATAACAAAAAGTGGCATAAGAAACACATTAACTCCTTTTGAAGATCAAATACAATGGAATTTTACAGGACCAATTCCTTTTATAAATTTTAGTTATGTAGATGCAAAAAGTTATTTATCAAATATAACTATTAATTTTAAATTAAAAGGAACTGCTAATAGAATTGGCGGTTCTAATACTAATATTATTTATTTGTTGTTTTTTAAATGCAAACCAGTAGATTTTGATTATTTTTATGTTAATTCAGATATATTATATACAATAGATTTAACAACAAATACAACTGTAAATTTTGATACTGATTTTTCTATAAATTTAGATAAAATGGAAATTGGAGAAAGAATTTATTGTTATTTTTCTTATTCAAGAATTAGTGGTGGTGGAGATATATCTATAAGTTTTGAAGAATCAGAATTTAATATTTCAGCTACATCAACATCAATAGATACCGTTGTAAAAGGAATAAGATTGATAGATTTAATAAAACACAATGTAAAATCTATTGTAGATATGCCAGTTGAAGCTCCTGAATATGATTTAGGTGGCGAACATTATGATAATTTTGCTTTTAACGGATTGTTATTAGGTCAAATAACAGATAAGCCATTTTATAATAAATTTAAAGACTTAATGAACATTCCAATGGAAACGTGTTCAGATTATCAAATAAACCCTAACAGCATTGAAATATTACCTTATTCTTATTACTATGAAGATACAGAATTAGCTGTTTTTGATGAGTTGCCAAGTTTTACTTCTAACTCAATGTTTTCTAAACAATATACTTTAAAAAATGCAGAGTTTAAATATAGTAGGTCAAGTAGTGAAAGAGAAACAAATAGACAAAACTCTATTGATGACGTTCATACTGAAACACAAAAGTTTATTACAGATAGTGTTGATGGTAGTTTAAAAGTTGATATAAAGCATATTAGAAGTGCTTTTTTGATTGAACAAGCAAGACAAAGAGCATTTGAAAATCAAGAAACAACAAGTTTACAAAATGATGACAATTTGTTTTTGCTTAAATGTATAACATTAGAACCTGAAAGTGAAGGTACTTTTAGTGCTGTATTATTGCAACAAATAAATCCAACAAATAATAATTTACAAATATTAAATAATAATGAAGATGGCGATGGTATAGATTTTAATTGGACTTTATTAGGTTTTAGTGTTGGTGATACTTTCTTTATTGATGAAGGTCAAAACGAAGGAACTTATACTGTAATTTCTATTACTTCAACAATATTAGAATTAGAAAAAAATACTGGAATACCACCTTTTAGTGGTGAAGAATTTATTAAATTAAGATGGTTTTATACTGATGTTACTTATGTTAATCAAACTAATGAAGGTTATGAATTAATTGAAGGAGTTGCTAACCCTAATGACTATTCTAATTTAGATTATAGTTGGGGTAGAAATATTCAAAGATGGTATCCATATTTAGCAAGTGCTACTAAATTTAAACCTAATGATGTAATTAAAACAAGTTCATTTAAAATTAATGGTAATTTAGTAACAAGAAAAGATGGTGAAGGTGCAAATGTTTCTGATAGTGCTGATATAGATAATAGTGATATTGCAAGTCTTAAAATATTAAATCCTTTTAACCATAGTGTAAAAGTATATGCGCCATTTAATGTTGTAACTCAACTTATTGAAGATATTAGAGATGTTAAAGGTTATGTTTCTGTAAACCTTAATGATGATAGAATGATTAAGGGTTATATTCAAAATATGGAATACACTTGGATTACAGAAGAATTAGATTTAGTATTAGAAGAAAAGTTTATTAGTGATTTTATGGAGATAGATTTGACAGTCAATATAGACAACACAACTACTACAACTATCACCAATCCAAATTATCCAACAAAAACTGATTTAAAATCATTTCAAATTAATAATATTTTTGTTACTTTGTACAATTCAGTTGATAATGAATTATATCCACCAACGAGATTTACAAATGTTAAGATTAATGGAGAGCAATATACTGACAAAACTTTATTTTCTGATGCTTTGACAGAATTAATAAATTCACAAAATGAATGATTTAGCTTTTATTCGGCTTGAGCCAAATTTTAATGATGCAAAGTATTTAAGAGCAAGTACAGCCTCAAAGATATTCTACAACGGACAGATAATACTTTGTCCTAATCAAACTTATTTACAAACCACTAATTGTCCTTTAGGGATTGCTTTTGATGGTAACTATAAAGTTACTATTATTGATTGCAACGATAATGAATTACAAGACATTACTAATAACGTTGCTATTAACGAAAGAACTATTAATGGTATTCAGCAAATAGATTTTGAAATAGCAGGAATAGGTGTTGATTATTATGCTAAAAATGTTTATTTAAAATTTAGACATACAGTATCTAATTATGTTTGGTATTCAAATCCATTGCAAATAACTAATTATTTCGATGATATAAGCTCTAGGTTTAATTATAAAAATGCAAATGACACTTACTATCAATCAATAACTTTAAAGTGTTTTTTTAGCGTTAATGATGCTGAAAGTAATTCAAGTGAATATGTAACATACGAAGGTAAAAAGATTACTTCACGTTTAATTACAACTGAATTAGAGCAATATTTCTTTGATAGTATTGACAACTTTACATTTAGAAGATTAAACAATTTGTTAAGTAGAAATATTGTTTACATTAACGGTTATAGAATAACTAATAAACAAACACTTGCAAGTAAAGCTCGTGCAGGAGATACAAATATTTTTAGTCTTGATTTTAAAGTTGCTATTGATTATAATGATATATTTGTAGAGCAATTTCAGATATTTGATCCATTGCAATTAATAACTTTAATACCAAGTGGAATTTATACAAGTCAAATACCTGTATATCCAAATAGAACATTTAGTAATATATTTGCTTTGCCATTTGGAAGCAATGTGCCAGGAAGCAGTAAAACATTTAATAACAAATTCTCTGATGTATTCGGAGCTTAAAAAATAAGAATTATGCCAATTAATCCAACAACATTAAAAGCGTTAATTGATACGCAGATTACAAACGAAACAGTAGATTTTGCAATTACTCCAACAGAAGTTGGAAGTAGAATGAAAGATACTATTGATTACACAACAGAGCAAATAGTACTAAAAGAAGATACTGCTAACAAGCAAACGGACTTAACGGCAAGTGCTACTAAATTCCCAACTGTAAATGCCGTTAATACTGGATTAGCTGCAAAAGAGCCTACAATTACAGCAGGAACAACAGGACAATATTACAGGGGCGATAAAACTTTTCAAACTTTAGATAAAACAGCCGTTGGTTTAGCAAACATTGACAATACAAGTGATGTAAATAAACCAGTTAGCACAGCACAACAAACGGCTTTAGATTTAAAAGAAAACAAACTAAAAACTATTGGGAATATTTCAGCCACAAGCTCATCATATCCGATTCTTTCTAATGATATTAATAACATAATAGGAACGTATGATGGACACGTTTTACTTCCTGTTACCACCCAAGTAGGTAAAGAAGTTGTTGTAATATCTTCTTCGATAGGTTTTTATGTAGATGTAAGTAATGTATCTACTATGTCAATCGCTCCTTTTAGAATGGCGGAAGTTGTAACATCTTACAGAATACCAGACGCTACAATGTTTAAATTCACATACGTTGATAATGGTAAGTGGATTGCTGAAAGATTAAGCGATAGTTCTATAAAAATAGATGGCGCTCCACTATCTTATTTTTCAGTAGAAAATAACATAAATTTAACATTCTATTCGTTAGACACATCTCTACCTTCTTTATCTACTTTAAACAGCAACTACGCTTTTTATCCAAATGGATTTAGAATATTCTACCCAAATATGTCGGGGGGAGCAATAATGATAACCAAATTATATTCAAATATATTTTACCAAACAACACTTGGAACAATAATAACATAAAATGAATTTTCCAAACGAAATAATAGGCACATTTAATAGGAATATAACTTTAGGAACAGGATTTCTTAAAGTATATAAAGACAATGCATTATTCTTAACTTTTGATGAAAATGACATTGAAGTAGAAGATAATGTATTTACTATTGATGTATCTAATTTATTTCCTAACAATGGAGATTATTATATTAACTTTACAACAGGTTTATTTATTGGTAGTTTATTTGGCGAAGTTTATCCAGGAATAACAAATACAACTGATTGGGCATTTATAATAACAAATGGAGAGTACGAAAATACAGAATATAGCAACGAATATTTAATTAATTAAGATATGGCAACAAAATCAGCTTTAATAAGCACAATAAATGGATTTATAACATCAATAGTAAATATAACAAAACATAGAAATTCTATGTTAGAAGTTATTAATGAACTTTACCCATCAAAAGTTTCAGACAACTCAACAGATGAAACATATACAACACAAACGAACGCAAATATTACCTATGGTATTCAGATAGTAAAGCAAGGTAGAAGCATTAGAATTAATGGAAGTTATACTTATAGTGGAGTTACTTCTTTACCAATAGGAACTGAAATATTTGAATTTAAAGAAAATGAGTTTAAAGGCGATACAAGTTCATATTTAGGTGTTAATATTATATACGTTCCTTATGCTTTAGAATCTACAACGTCAATAGCACCTTCTACAACAACACAATTTTCAATAATTATTAGTTCAAATAATTAATTATAAGAAATTTAGTAAATCAGTAAATAAATGAGTACATTAATAATAAGAAAAAAGAGTTTAAAGACATGGTTGCATACAGATAGTATTTTAGGTGATTTTATAATCTCAAAATTCTATTTTAATGCTGACAACCTTTCTTTTCAGATAGTTGAGCAAGGGCAAAGCAGACGAGTAATTTATAACATTACAGACATTACTTTATATGCTTCACCAAGTGGCGGTACTGCTGAAACTTTTACAACAATTACTGAATTATCTTTAAGATTAGAAGAATTAAATTATCCAGCTTTTCAATACGATGGACAAATAACTTCTATTGCTAATTTAATTGATGCAGGAACAGGTGTTACTATTACAGGTGATGGTACTGCTGAAAGTCCTTATATAATTAACTCAACAGGCGGTGCTGGAACTCAAACTCTTG